GTGATCGAATCAGCGCCCCGTCCCGAACCGCGCCCCCTCCTCGGGGTCGCCGGCTCCGCTCTCCGCCGCACCTGGGTCGACCGCTGCGGGCCGTCGCAGGAGACGATCGCCGCCGCCATCGCCCAGACGCACGGCCTTCCCGACGCGCTCGGCCGGGTGCTCGCCGGCCGCGGCGTGGAGCTCCGCGACGTTCCCGGCTACCTCAGCCCCCGCCTGCGCGACCTCCTCCCCGATCCGAGCGTGCTGCGCGACATGGAGCCCGCGGTCGAGCGACTGGCCGACGCGGTCGAGCGCCGCGAGACCGTGGCGATCTTCGGCGACTACGACGTGGACGGCGCCTGCAGCGCCGCGATCCTCGCCGAGCATCTCGGTGCGGGCGGCCTCGAAACCCTGATCCACATTCCCGACCGGATCACGGAAGGATACGGCCCGAACGTCGAAGCGGTCCGCGCCCTGGCCGCGAGGGGCGCCCGGGTGCTCGTCACCGTGGATTGCGGGACGGCCAGTCACGAGCCGCTCGCCGAGGCCGGCCCGCCTCGGTCTCGCGACGATCGTCCTCGATCACCACCAGGCGCCGGAGATCCTCCCTGAGGCCGACGCGCTCGTGAACCCGAACCGGCAGGACGACCTGTCGGGTCTCGGCCATCTCTGCGCCGCGGGCGTCGTCTTCCTGACCGTCGTGGCCCTCAACCGGCGCCTGCGCGAGCGCGGCTTCTGGACCGGGCGGCCGGAGCCGGACCTCCTGGCGCTCCTCGACCTCGTGGCGCTCGCCACCGTCGCCGACGTGGTGCCGCTGACCGGCGTCAACCGCGCCTTCGTGCGCCAGGGGCTCATGGTCATGCGCGGCCGGCGGCGGATCGGGCTCGCGGCGCTCATCGATGCGGCCGGGCTCGCCGCCGCTCCCGAATGCTGGCACCTCGGATACCTGCTCGGGCCCCGCATCAACGCCGGCGGACGGATCGGGGACGCGGCGCTCGGCTCCCGCCTGCTCCTGACCCGGGACCCGCCCACGGCGGCCCGGCTCGCCGCCGAGCTCGACCGGCTCAACCGCGAGCGTCAGGTGATCGAGCAGGCGGCGGTGGTCGAAGCGGAGGCCATGGCCGCCCGCGACCTCGACCGCGACGGTGGCCGCCCCGTCGTCGTGGCGGCCGGACCCGACTGGCACCCGGGCGTCGTCGGCCTGATCGCCTCGCGCTTGAAGGAGCGGTTCGGGCGCCCGGCCTTCGCCTTCGCCCTGAACTCGAACGGCACGGCGACCGGCTCCGGCCGCTCCATCCCCGGCGCCGATCTCGGCCGCGCCGTCCTGCGCCGCCGTCGAGGCCGGGCTCGCCCTGAAAGGGGGGCGGCCACGCCATGGCCCGCCGGCGCGACCGTGCCGGCGGACGGGCTCGAGCGCTTCTCGCCTTCGTGGCCGATCGCCTCGGCGATGCCGTGGCCGAGGCGCGGCTCGCCGACCTGCTCCCGATCGACGGGACCTGACCGCCGGGGGCGCCCGGCCGGAGCTGCTTCGGGCCGTGGAGCACGCGGGTCCCTTCGGTGCCGGCTGCCCCGATCCCGTGTTCGCCTTTCCCCGTCACCGCGTGGTCGACGTCTGCGGAGGTGGGGAGCGGCGGCCACGTCCGGGTGAGGCTGCGCGCGGGCGACGGCGCCGTCGTCGGCGGCATCGCCTTCCGCGCCGCCGGCCAGCCCCTCGGCTCCGCGCTCCGGCGCGCGCTCGGGACCGAGCTTCACGTCGCGGCGACCCTGTCCTGCGACCGTTGGGGCGGCGGCGAGCGGGTCGATCTGCGAATCGTCGATGTCGCCACGCCGGATTAGGTCGACGCGTCGCGCTTGCCGCGCCCGTGCGGGCTCCCTATAACCCGCTCGCCTCGCCGTTCCCCCGGAGCGGTCCGGCTTGCGCCCTTCGTCTATCGGTTAGGACGCGACCCTTTCAAGGTCGAGAGACGGGTTCGACTCCCGTAGGGCGCGCCACCGTGTCCTCTAACATGTTGAACTACCTTCCTTTTCGCTGATTTTCCCAACCTTTTTCGGGCCGGTTTGGGAACCGTTGTTCCTCTTCCGTGCTTCGAGCTTCACGACGCCGCTCCGGGCGAGCCGCGCTTGGTCCGCCTCGCGCGTGTAGCGCTCCGCCTCCGCGAGGGTCTTGTGGCCGAGCACGGACATGATCTCGTGCGCGGTGCATCCGGCTTCGGCGAGGCGCCGCCCGGCGGCCTTCCGCAACCCGTGCGGCTTGCAATCGAGGGGCAAGCCTGCGGCTTCAATCGCGTCGCGGAGCCAGTTCCCATAGCCGCTCACGGTGAAGGGGCGGCCGAACTCGGTGTTGAGGACGGTGACGTGTTGGCGAGGGGCCGCGTCCAAGATGGCGCTGAGGGCCGAGTGCAATTCGATGGTGAGTTTCGCGCCCGTTTTCTGCTGCACCACGCCGATCTTGGAGCCGCTCACGTCGGCCCACGTCATCCGGTGCACGTCCGACGACGCTGCCCCGTGTAGAGGTGGAGCGCGAAGGCGAGCCGCTGCTTCGAGCCGATCGGCCAACGCGCCTCGAAAGCCGTGATTTCCGCATCTGTCCACGAGCGGATCTCTTTCAGTTTCAGGGCGCTGATGGTCGCCGAAGGGTCGTGCGTGAGCCAACCCTTGCCTCTGGCGTGCCGAATGAGGACGCGGCAGCACCTTGAGCGTGGCGAGCCGGGCACCGGGGCGGCCGCATAAGGGTCGAGGATGAATGTCCGGATGCGATCGGCGGTGAGGCCCCCGACCGTCCGGTGACCGTGCTTCGTGCGAACGGCCTCGATAGGGGTTGCGTAGCTCTTCTTGGTGGTCGGCGCAGTTCCACGTACTCGGGGCTGCGAAGGTAGGAGACGACGAGCGCCGCGATCGTGCCCGCCTTCGCAGTCTCGCGCTTCGGGCGCTTTCGGCGGCATCTGGCCCGCACAGGCCGCCGCGTAGGCCGCCCTGAACTCCTCGGGAGGTCGGGTCGTCGGGCAGGGGCACGCGAGGCCCCTTGCCCGCCCGGTAGTAGACCCGAAGCCGCCCGTGGCGATCGCGGAATTGATCGACGTTCGGCGGCAGGCGTCGGTTACGAGGCATCGAGGTCATCCCAAGTCGTGTCGCGGGAGGCATCCTCGTCGTCCACGGGGAGATTGTCAGCCGCCCCGTCCAACTCGGGGACCAACCACACCTTGCGGGCATCGATCCGCCGCGGGCGCGGCATGCGCCCGTCTCGCACCATTTGGTCGAACTTGTTGGGGCAGACGGACAGATAGGCTGCCGCCGCCTCACGACCGACGAGCCGGGGGGCAAGGGTAGGGGGAAGGGCAGATTGGCGGGCCATTGGGGGCAGCGCGTCGACCTGTGCGGAAAGTACCGGCTGCCGCCCGGCGACATCATCGGCGGGGACCAGAGCGGCTTGAGGGAGGCCGGACCCCCTGTGGATCATCCCCGCCGAAGCTCGTCAGACGACGCCGTTGAGGCGCACGCGCACCGTCGGATCGCCCGCGGCGGCGGGTGCGGCCGCCGCGCCGATCAAGGCGTTGCCTGAGGCGTCGTGGTGACGTTCTTGCCCGCCGTGCTCCAATAGAGCTTCGCCCCGAAGGTGATCGCGCCAGAGGCCTTGGGAAGGGCATAGACGCCCACGACGGCGCCCTCGACCTCCTGCCCCTCGAAGCGTCATAGGCCGCCACACCGAACAGGGCGCCGACAAGCATGCCGTCGCCGGAGAGACGCCGCCGGCGGGGCCGGGAAGGTGAGCACGTCACCTGGTTGCACGAAGTTGCGCATGGTCAGACTCCTTTGAACGTCGCTAAACGGATGGTGCGGATGCGGGGTGGTCGGGTGACACCCGTCTGCACTTCGCAGAGCTCTTGGGCCTCCTTCCAGGCCGCGCGAAGGGCGTCGCGGTCGGTGCTCTGGTAGCGAACCTCGCGCTCTTGCTCGTTCCCGCGATAGCGGACCACCGCTTCGAGCTCGCCGCCGACGAGCCGGTAGTAGGCGTCACGAAGTGCGCGCGCCCGCTCGCACCAATTCTCCACGAACACGGGGCTTTGCAGCGTCATCACGCGGCCCCGCCGTTGCGATACCACCCGCGCCAGTCGATCCATCCACCGCCGAAGTCGAGGCGCACGCGGAAGCGCACGCCATCCACGTCGAAACCGGCTTGCGAGATGATCTGCGGGCCTTCCTCGCCTTCATGGTAGGCGTATTCGAGCGCAGGGATCACCGCCGGATCGGCGGCGAGATACCAAGCGCCGGAGGGCAAGCGGGGCTCGACCACGACGATGAGCTTGGAGAACGGGTTGACGTTCGCCGGGTCGGCCGCGGCGATCTCCGCGACCGCCTGCTCCGCAGCGGTCTCTTGCTCCGGCGCGACCACGAGAAAGCGCGGGGCGACGCCCACGAGGTCGCCGGCCCCGTTCTTCTGCCGGCGCATGGCGATCCGGGCCGCGGTGAGCGCCGCGAGCGTGATCGGGCCGTTCGCCGTCGGGACGTTGCCGTGATCGGCATGGAACACGGCCTTGCCGTCGGCCATCGTCGGGTTGCCGGACACAAGGCCGGCAAGGAAGTCCGATTCGAAGTTGGCCGCCGCGACCCCCATGATTCGGGGCACGTCGTTGAAGGCGCCAAGCTCGTCGTTCACAAGGGCCTGCCGGGTGATTCCGAAGGTCCTGCCGAAGGTCTCGACCCGGTAGCTCTCCCCGGTCTCGTGAAGGGTGCCGGCCTTGAACTCGCCGTGCTCGTTCACCCGCTCCAACTTGAGCCCGCCCGTGAGGGCGATGCTGTGGCGAGCGCGGAAATCCCTCGCCGTCGCCCGGCGCGCAAGAGGGCGGAGGGCAGAGGGAACGGCCCGGTAACTGTCGCGAAGTACCCGGTTTGCCGTGTCGGCGAGGATCAGCGGGAAGTCGCTGACGGTGTGGAGAGCGCGCTCGATCAGCGCGGCCTGCGAGAGGCCCGTGGTCGAGATCCCGGCCGCCCGCAGGCACTCGCGCGCCACGTCGGTCGCCGTGTGCCCCACGAAGGCACGTGCGGGCTCCGAGGGGTTGTGGTGTGGATTGATGCGGGCATACAGCCCCTCGCCCATGGCGCGCACCCGGAAGGCCGGATCCTCGAGGGCCTGACGGGGCGCCGTGTTGCGGATGCCCGCCGCCGGTGCAGCGCGGGCCGTCATCGCCTCGAAGGCCGCCGCGCGGGCACCGTCGACCGTCGCCCCGCGTTCGATCTGCTCGTCTATCCATTCTTGGTCGAGCCCGGCGACGGCACCGATCGAACGGATAGCGGCATCGGTCGCCGCCCGGGTCCCTGCGGCGGGCGCGCCTGCGGGGCGCGTGGCGATCTCTCGCCCCGTGCGCTCGGCCGGGGCGTCCTTAACTTCGGGGTCCATGATCGACCTCATTCCGGCTTGCGGATCGGCGGGGATGGCGACGAGCGACGCCTCAAGGGGGGTCCATGCGACCGCGATCCGCTCGCGTCGCCTCGTCTCGGGATTGGTGCGTTCCTGCCAGCGGGCGACGCGGTAGCCGATCGAGAGGCCGAACACGGCCCCGTCCCCGATTTCCGCTGCGATGCGCCTCGCCTGCTCATTGTGTCGGGAGAGGGCGACGCGTCCGCGTAGCTCGCCGTCCACGAGGCGCAGGTCGGTGACGGAGCCGATCACTCGATCGACCGATTCGCGGTTGTGCGAGTCGAGCAGCGGGAGGCGGTCGGGGAGGGTGAGCCCGTCGCGGAGCGACAGGATCTCGTCGAAGACGCCACGCGAGTCCTGCCGTTCGACCGCGGTGCCGGCGAGAGCACCGCCTCGAATGACCGCTCCTCGGGGTTCCACGTGGTCGTGGTCGGCGTGCGGCCGGGGCAAGTCGGACGGTGATCTCCTCGGCGCCAGAGGAGCGGAGAAGGCGTTTGCGGGCCATCTTGGCCCGATGGGCGAGCTGGCGCACGAGCATGTTCATGGCGCGGAGGCCTCCGACGCGAGGGCAGGAAGGGGGCGGTTGGGATCGCGAGGGAAGGCGAGGCCGGCCGCGGCGGCGCGGGCGTCGTCCTCGGCGATCTCCCGGTCGAGAACTTCGAGGTCGTACCGCGGGCGGCTACCGCCTGCCGGCGGCTCATGAGCCCCACGTTGATGGCGAGGATCTCGGCCTGAACGTCCTTGAGCGGGATCGACCCACGGGAACTTCGGCGTGATCCAGCGCGCCGAGAGGTAAGGCTCTGGGTCTTCGAAGAACCCGGAGCGTCCATGCGGCCGGAGAGGATCTCGCTCACAACCCATCGGCGCCAGATACGGCGGCACCACTGGAAGACGAGGAGGTTATGCTGGATCGCTTCGCATCGGCGTCGGAACTCGACCAAGCCGACGCGGGCCGAGCTATAGTTCACCTGTGCGAGGTCGCCGGTTAGAAGCTCGTAGGGCACGCCGAGGCCGGCGGCGATCTCCTGGGCGGTCACCCGAAGGAAGTCGATCGCCTCCGCCCCGATCTCCGCGGGGTCTGAGAACCGGATGTCTTGCCCCGGATCGAGCACCTTGAGGGTGCCGGGCTCCAGCCCGCCCACGAGGCCGCCAAGGCCGTCGGTGGCGCCTTCGGTGAACACGGGTCGGTCGGCGTTCGGCTCGACCACGAAGCCGGCGAGCATGGCCGCGATCTGCTGGCGGAGGAGTTGCGCGTCCACCGCCTTGTCCCGCTCGAGGAGGCGCAGGATCACGGGGCGAACCAGGAGACGCCCCGGACCTGCCCCGGCGTCTCGACGCGAAAGACGTGCAGCACGTCGGCGGCGGGAACCCGGATCGTGTCGGCGGACGCAAGAGGAGCGAGGGGCAGCCGGGGCGGTCCCGGTGCATGTGGTACGCGACCCGGCGGCCGCCGGCGTCGAACTCGACCCCGGCGATGACGCGCCATTCGTGGTCGAGAACGCGGGCGAGGTCCGGAGCAACCTGATCGGCGTCGATCAACCGGATGAAAAGGCGCCCATCGGCGTCGTTGAGCATGACGGCGAACGACTCGCCGTCGACCGGGAGGCGGCGCGCAACGGTGTCTTGCATGCCGTAGAAGTCGAGGAGACCGTCGGCGTCGGCACGATCGGTCCAGCGGTCCCACCCAGCATTAAGGGCGGCCCGGACTCCCTCGTCAGAATGCGCCGACTGCGGCTTGATGCCGTCGCCCACGAGGCCGGAGGCCCACGCCGTCTCGCCCGCCGCGGCGAAGCCGTTGTTCGCGACGAGGCCGCGTGCGACGGAAGCGAGCCGCCCCCGATGTGCGAGGATAGCCGGAGCGAGCGCGGGCATGATCGGCACGCTCGCCATACGCCGCCGCCGCCGGCGCCCTCGAAGCGGCGCACGGCCTGCTTCACGTCCATTTTCAGGGCGTGAGCGACCCGCGGAGGCAGGATGTTGGCGAGGGCGCGGAACATGGATCGGCCGCTAGTTCGTCACGCTCGCGCGCCGGCGGTTTCCCTCTCACGCATCGCGCGAGACGCCGCGGCGCGCTCGCGCGCCCGCCGAACCAAGGGCTCCATCACGGCCGCCCCCTCTTCGGTCCACTCCTGCGACCAGGAGGGGTTGAGCTCGATCCCGGCCGCTTCGGCGCGCTCGCGCACGCCACGCACGATCGGAACGAGGTTGAGGAGGGTGAGGGCTGCTCGCCCCTCGGCTTCCGGCCTTCCGGCGATCTCCGCGAGGGGGCCGGTCACAATGTCCCCGGCGTCGTCGACCAAGATCCAGACCCGTTCGCCTCGCTCGACCGCGTCGGCCCCTTCAATCACGAGGGGCCAACCAACCCGCATGGCGGGTGTCGCCCATTCCCAGGGGAAGCCTGCGACCTTAACGAGGGCGAGCGTTGCCGCGCCCACGAGGGCGTCCGGCTGCACGTACTCCCGAAAGAGGCGTCCGTCGGCCGCCCGCTTCGGCTTACGGGCGCCGAAGTTCTCGCCGATGAGCGGGATTCGACGGCTCAGAACGCCGTCCTCACGATGTCGGGCACTCCGCCCACGAGCGTGACGTACTCGCCCCATGTCAGGACCTTGTGCGGCACCTTGACGAGTCGCCCTTCGGCCGCGAGTTGCCGCGCCCGCTCCAGATCGCCTTCGTTGTCCATGGCTCGTCCCCGTCAGTCGTCGCCGGAGACGCTAACCAATATACGATCTTGCAGGAATGCAAGCGGACTCTTCGCGGTTCTCCGCGGATAAATTCGAGGCGAACTGCCGTCGAGAAAGAAAGTAGGCGTGTACGCCTAGTTCCGAATGGCCGTCGAGAGCAAGTGAGCGGGTAAGATCGAAGCAAGACCCAGAGCAAGGACTAGGCGTATACGCTTACTCGGACGTCAGACCCCCTCCAAGTAGGAGCTCCGGATCACCCGCGGACGGGCCTGTGGTACGACGGCGGGCATGGGATTGGCGCGACGCTGCACCCGCCCCCCGTCAACCCGATCCGCCTCCCGGTCGAGGTCAAGGCCGAACGCCTTGAGCCCATGCAGCGCCGCAAGGGCGTACACGCGGCAGTCGAAGGCCTCGTTTCGAGCATGGTTCGCCTTGATCCACTCCCGCCGGGCGACCCCGCGCGTGTAGCGTCGCACCGGGCGCTCGGCGGTCATCATGGCGAAGAAGTCGAAGTCCCGGCCCGTCGGCCAGTGGCAGAAACCCGGCCCCGGCTCCGCGATGGCGAGTCGGGCGAAGGCGATCTCTTTGCCGCTATCGGCCCCGATCACGTAGAGCGGCGGGCGTCCCAGCTTGGGCCGCGAGGGGCGGCGGGGCCAGAGGGCGAGGCCCGGATGGAGCTCCCTTGATCGCCCACACTCGCGCGACGGGGCGGCTGTGGCGGGGCGTCGCGAAGTCATACACGGCCTTGGAAAACGCCCCGGTGTCGACACAGGCCGCATGAACCAAAAGGCCCGCGTAGCGCCTTTGCAGGGCCTCGTCGAGGCGTCCCCACACCTCCGGCTCGGCCGGGTTGCCGGAGAGCGTCAGGTAGGCGAGCGACCACGACTCCTCGCCCCGCCCCCACCCGACGACCTCGGCCTCAAGGCGATCCTGTTGCACGTCGATCCCGGCCGTGACGAGCGCAACGCCCGGCGGTCCGTCCGGAGGCCACGCCTCGCAGCGAGCCATAAGGGCAGATGCGGTCACCCCTTGCGCCGCTCGATCCTCCCACGGCTCGCCGAGCTTGAGGTTGACCCAGGTCTGAAGACGGGGCGGGTCGTTGCGCACAAGGCCATGCTCGACCGCGATCTCCGCCCACGTCTCGAAAGGCGAGTAGAGGGCCGAGAGGTGGAATCCGACCGTGCGACCGTCGCCCGGAGCGGTTGCGCGCCATTCGCCCGCCGCGAGCAT